CGAGCGCTCGCCTGCCTACTTTGATTTGCTTCGGTCGAACCTTCTGGCTGAACACGGCAGTCGCCGCGAGGACAAGGGGATGCGACGCCGCAAACCCGTCCGTCTTCATGGCCTTTACAGACTTGTACGTTCTGACTCGGTCATTGAACACAGTGTGGTACCCGACAAGAAGCGGGGTTCCGAACCCAGGCTTCGTCGGAGTCGTCGTTTCCGCGGTAATCGTGACGGATACAAGATCGTCCAGTGCCATACCGCGAGTTTAGGAATCAGACTATTCGACACATGTTAGTCGATTCCGGCTTGACTCAATCCGACCTAATGTCAGATTCAACGCATGCTCTTCAACGAATTCGGACTCAAGGTTCTGGACGGTAGGGAACTCGACGGCATTCGTTCGGTCGCGAGCGAACGGTCAAAGTTTGCTTGCCACTTGGCAGACTGGTCAGAGCCCCTCGAGGCCATCCGACCTATGCACGTGTTTCATAAGTTCCGCTACATCGCGGCGAAAGACTCGGCCAAGGGTGGGAAGCTCTCCCGCGCGACCGCGCTTCGTTGTTTCTCCCTCATCTCGGCGATTATGAATCAGGCCGTGCTCGAGGGAATCATCGCGACGAACCCGTGTATCGGGCTGAAGCTCCCGAAGCTCCAGGCGCAGCAAACGGAGGACACGTGGGCCTACCTAACGCTCGAGGAGCAAAAGGCCGTCCAATCCTGCGAAGCAATCCCCGAGTACGCTCGGCTCCTCCTTCAAGTCGCGTGGGGTACGGGGCTCCGTGCGGGGGAGATGTGGGCGCTAGAGCTTCGGGACGTCCACCTCGAGGGGGAGAACCCTTACGTCTTCGTCCGCTTTGGCTCCCACGGCAAACTCCCCAAGAGCGGAAAGACCCGTCGCGTGGAACTCTTTGGCCACGGGCTTGCAGCCATGAAGCGGTGGCTCGAAATCCTCCCCTCGTACGCGAGCGAGAACCCCCACGGCTTGTGCTTCCCGGGGTCCCGAGGACAGCGCCGGCAGACGGGAGGCCCAGAGACCACCGAGGGAGGGAAGAAGGTCGAACTCCTGTCTCGCTGGTTGGGTATAGCCGGAGTGACGAAACACCTCCGCTGGCACGACTTACGGCACACGTTCTGTACCTCCCTCATTTCCGGATATTGGGGGAGGACATGGAGTCTTGACGAAGTGCGAGACATCGCGGGACACTCGTCTGTTACGACGACCCAGCGGTACGCGCACATGTCCGATTGTGCCAGGAAGAAAGCTGCTCGGGAAACGCTCGCCGCATAACAACCAAAGGGGAAAACCATGAATCAGCCGCCGTCACCCGTCGTCTACGTTATCCAAGCTCCGTTCAAACACGGACCGCACATCGTGTTAGACATCTTGTCGTGCGGGCTTTGGGTACCGCTGCACCTCATCTTGTGGGCTTGCCACTAAGGTGTCAGGTGCCGAAGAGCGCGAGGTCCGTCGCCACGTCGAAGACCCCCGTCACGGGAAGTCCCTTGGCTTGCTGGTACCCAGTAATCGCAGCCTTCGTCAACGTGCCGACGAGTCCATCCTCGACGAGCCCAGCGTTTAGAGCTCCCTGGCGTACCGCGTTCAAGGAGCGAACCGCCGTCGAATGCACGCCGCTCCCAATTTGGGAACCGGCCGCGACGGCCATGTCTCGCACGGTAATATAGCCCTTGCGCCCGGGGGGCCCGTATCCGTTGGGCGCTCCCGTGTTCGGATTGTCGAGCCCCATGTTTACCTTGTAAATCAGAGGGCTCTTGTGGCAATCCACGAGAACGTAATTCGGGTCGTCTTTATGCCCGAGGTACGCGGGGAGGAAGTTGCACACGTACATGTCCCCCACCGAATTCCATTGGGGGAACTTGAATTGCTTCCGCCACCCGTCTAGGTACTTCCCGGAGTACTCGATTTGCTTAGCGATCGGCACTTCGCAGAAGTTCCCACCAGAGGCAACGTAATCTGGCGAGCCAGGAACGTAACCGAGGTTCTTCTGGACAAACGGCAAAGCTTGAAAAAGTCCACTCGCCGGGCCGTTTGGGTTGAATGCGAAAGGCCCACTCCCCCGGATGCCCCTTGCAGGATCGGGACGCACAGAACGCAACCCACTTTCCGCTGTCGACATAGCGAGCCAGTGTTCGGGTCGAAAGTGACACCGGTTGGCCGTCTGCAACAGTGAAACGTAGTCGGTCTTCTCCCAGTTGTTTGGGTCGGGCCATGCGATGTTAGGCAAGTGACTTCTGCATTTCTTCGTCGGCGGCCTGGACCATTTCCTTTTGGATGGCTGCCTTCAAGGCTTCTCGTTCCACTCCCCCGTCGAGGGCTTCGCGGAGGAGTTCGATAATGTCGAGGTGCTTCAGCAAGAACGTAAGGACTTCACCGAGCATGGAGCCCTGCATCTTTCATGCAAGCGTCGTACGCGGCGTACGTACCCGCGTCCCTGCCGGCCGCTTTACACTCTTCAATCTGCACTTGTACCTTGGCCAGCTCCGCATAGTCGACGGGGCCAAGGGTGGAAGCACATCCGACCGCGAGCATGAAGAATGCCGCGGCGATTCCGGAAACGATTTTCAAATCCGGGGGTCCTGCCGGAGGTGGAGGAGGGTCGGGAGGGTCTTTGCTCCCTTGAATGAGCAGCGTCACAATCGCGCCCGCTACCGAGACAACCGCGGAGACGGCCCCGGGCGCCCAAATGTGAGCCGCGAGAATCGCCGCCATCGTCCCCAAAAACAAAGCTACTTGCTGCCAAGAAAGTGTCATCGCTTCCCCACCAATTTTCTTTCCAACCGAATGATTCGCGCGTCTTGCTTCTGCCGAGCTTCTCGCATGTGTTCCATGCCTGTACTGAGAGCCCCTATGGAATCTTTCACGCCGCGTATTTCTGACGCCAGATACCAAACCGCCGTACCGACGGCCCCCAATACAGAAACAAGGCCGGCAATGTCATTCATACTAGTAGTTTAGTTAGAGCTACCCGGACGCGAGGGTCGCGCCGTCCGAATCGAGTACGCTGTAGGACGTAAACGTACTTCCAACGACACTCTTGTTGAAGTACACGGTCCATACCAATGTGGCTGAATTCTCGTTGAAAGAGCTAGGAACGATGTAGACGCCCGACTGTTTGGGGATATCAACGTTCGCGTTTAGCCCCGCTCGAGTATCCAGGTTAATCGTGCGACTAGTGGTATTTGCCGTTAGTGTAACAGAATTAACGTCAAAATCCTGGTCTGCGCGGGTAATCGTGATTGTCAATTTGTGGGAGTCAACGCCATCCGGGTCGTTACCAGTAGCCCGCGCGACGCTTACATTGTTTGAAACGTTCGTGCGGGGGAGGTACGTCGAGCGAAGCGGGTTTACCGCCTGGGCTCGGGAGTACTCGTACGTATTATTCGCCGCTACTTCGCAGTGTAGATGCTCCGTGTTAATCCGTCCCGACGTGGCATCGAATCCCGTTTCACCCGCGTACCCGATGAGCTGTTTGATTCCGACGAACGTGCCCAGCGCGATAGGGATAGATTGGAAGTGCGCGAAGGTCCACTTCTCCGTAGCGTTGGCTATTTCAACCCAATTGCCAAATCGAGCGACGGACATGTATTCGTCGGCGAGATTGAATTGGGCAATCACGGGGGTGAATGCACTGGCGTTCGTGTCTCCGCTACGCCAGTAGAGCGTGGGAATCATGTGGGGCGTCGCCAATGTGAACGCTCTAGAGGCTTCCGTGGTAATCGTCGTCCACGTCGTCCCGTCCGTGGAGTGCTTCCACGCAAATGTGTTCGTGCTTTGCGTGTACTCGATACGCATCCACGTTTTACTGGAGGCGCTCGACGTCGTCCCGTTCGCAGTAAACGTCGTCGTTCCGACGCCGCGCATGGTAAACGTGGTGCCGTCGTATTCGAGACACACGTATTCCGAGTTGGCAGCGTTGAAGAACCCGAACCCGAGCGCCCCCGAGGTAATGCTTAGCGTCGCGTTGAGCTTGACCTCTATAACGTAATCCCCTCCCGTGGGGTGGATACGTTCCTTCATCTGGTACTTATCCACGTTCGCAGGGAACGAAACGGCCCCTACCCTCGAGCACGTGAGATTGAGAACGTTCGTTCCCCTGGCTACCGTGAGACTCGACGACGGCGCAGTCAGCGTCCACTCGTCCAATTGCATAGCGTCTTGCCATCCGAAGTGCGTCATATGCCTTCGGATGACTGCGCCGGCAATGGTCGAATAGACCGGGTCAGCAGCGGAGGAGGCTACATCGATGCCGGGGTGTAGGTCGTAATCATAGCCAATCGTAGCAACGTGCGCCGAGTAGAGGCGGGGCCCGTAGGCATCCTGTATCGTTCCGGTATTCCCCGCGCATGGCCACGCGTGGCCCGTAGAATCACCTCGGTATTTTACCGTGCGCTTGACCCCTAGCATTAGAGCTGCTCACACGTAATCGAGGAGCAATACCCAGCAGTCGACAAGGTACGGAAACCCATGAGCCCCCCGGTCGGGATAGCAGTGTCGGTCGCCGAAAGGCTTACCGTGCTAAGACCGCTCGCGGAGAAAGAAGCGGAAATCGCTGAACCGACGCAGGCCAGAACGATCGTCACGTCCACGTCTTGGCCAAGAACGAAAGCGTTTGTGGAGAGATTCGTGAAGCTCCCTCCTACGACCTTCGTCAGTTTCGCGACTCCTGCGTTGACACGTGCGAGGTAGTACGTTTGGTACGTTGCGTTGTCGAAGGTCTGAAACCTCGCCATGACTCCGACCGTTTCGGAGCCCTGATTTGTGGGGGAGCGATACCTCATGACCCCCGTTACACGTTGGTCGTTGAACCCTCCTGCGTGCATTGCTACGACAATTGTCGAGGAGGTGGCTATGCCGTAGCCATAGCTCGCGTGGAATGTCGCGGAACCAGAGAGCTTGCTTGTACTTGTCTCGGTTTGGTCGGTGACAAGGTTCTTCGTCAAACTGACGAGGGTGGAAGCTACGTCACGTTTGGTGAACATCAGATTACCCTCACACCGTAGATTTTCATGTCGGAGGTGTGGGTATCCCCGCCCGCGCTACCGTTCCGGATGAACTTGCAATAGACGATATCCCCCTCCGTCACGGCGAAGGAGAAGTCTGTGCTATCCGCCGAAGTGACTTTCGTCGTCGTCGTCGCGTTACCAGGAGTGACGTTGAACGCCGTACCCGCCGTCGCAGCCGTCGCGGGGTTGCCACCGTTCGAGACGACCAAGCGGTTTAGCTGAATGTTGCAAGCGTTCCCCGAAGCTCCGCCCATCGCGTAAATAACTTCTACGAAAACGTTCCCTGTAGACCCTGCGATAAATTCAAATTCAATGTAGTCGCTTTGGCTATGCCGGAGAGCGGTATACGAAAGCCCGCTAGACTCGGCGCTACTCGTTTGAGCGGAGCCGCATACCCAGACATTCTGAGCGACTTTACCTTTAGGGAAGTACGCCATTAGCCCACCGTTATGTCGAGCGAGAGACAGGACATCCGGGTCAAGATTTGGTGCAACGTGGCCGTCCCTCCGCTGGTCCAAGAGCCGTTGCCCGTCGAACCGTCGAGGCTCACGTGGGTTTGGTCTACGTAAGTAACAAACCAGTCACCGTTCGCCGCGGTGTTGCCCCCGACGCTGGCCACCGTGACGACGTCCCCCGTACGGAGGGAATGATTCGCCGTGAATGAAAGAACGATGGGGCTCGCGTTCGTCGCTCCGTTTACCGTGTACGCCGTCGTATTGGAGTCGGCCGACGTGTTATCGATGATGAGGCCGTAGTAGTTCGGCGCCGTCGTGAATGGCGTGGTCAAGGCCAAGGGGGTGTGAACGCGATTCCAGCCAATCCCGTCGACGGACCAGCCCGAAGTGATATTGGTCCCGTCGTTCCGCATTTCGAGAAAGACGTTGCTAGAGTCCAGCAAACCGGGAATTGAAACATCCGAGTAGGCGGAGAACGACGTGCTAGGCGTCGCGAACTTGCCATAGTTCCAATGAAGGAAAGTAGTGGTTACCCAGTAGAGGTCCCATTCCAAACCTTTTTGCGTGCCCGACTCATACAGAACAAGTCCCGCGATTCCGGGATTGGACCCAGGCCAAAACGAGCAATTGAGCTGCGCCGTCAATGTGTACGGAGCCGAGGGAGCGGCCCACGTCAGAAGGTGCCGAGAGTTCGTCCCCGCGCCGTTCGGAATGGCTACGAGTTCGATACCACCACTGGGAAGGTCGCGCCCTAGCGCGTGCCCTCCGCCCGTCTTGTTTACCCAAGTACCGGACGCAATCGTAGGAGGCGTCTTTGGGATAGGTCGGTTTAGCGGGAAATAACTCACGAGGCCATCCAAATTCCAGCCGTGGAATTATACGTGTACGTGATGGACGAGTAGTCTGTTGTCATCGTCGTAGTCGACGCCACCGAACCCCCACCCGCGACAACAACGTTATGCCCATTGCCGTCAATCGTCAGAGTCTTACCTGCTAGGGTGATTGTTTGAATTACGTACTGGTCGCCGTCAGAGGGACCGGACGGCAGTGTACAGATAGAGTTAGCGGTAATAGTAAACGCGACGGTATCGTCAGCAGCGACGATCGGATAATCGGTAGTCTTCTTGGCAATCGTGCGCCGGATACCCACGGCGAAGATCGCTTTCGTGGCCGTGACGCTAAAGGCGAGCGTCCCTGCGCCGTATAGGTAGGTTTGCGTCGTGCCGGCCAGGAAGGCGTTCGAACCGGAAACCCTCGCGGCGAACCCCCCACCCCCCGCGTCAATGGTGAACGCGTAGACGTTCGCTGAACCCATCGCGATCGAATCGCCCGTGTCTACGGCGACGATGGGAAGGTTTACGGTGTTCGCGTTATTCCTGAACGCAAGGACCGTCGTATTGCCGCCGGGCGAGCGGAAGATACCAGTCGTCGCTGGCGTCGTGCCGATCGAGCAGTAGCCCGTCGTGACGATGTTTTGCGAGCCGAAATCGGGGCTTACTTTGGTGCCGGCAATTGCCGCGCTCGCCGACACGTTCGCGTTGACGATTTGCGCGTAGGCGTTTGTCGTCCCGTTCGTGGTCAGAACGTAATCCGCTGTACCAGCCGCGAGCTTGGTAACGGCGATTGCAGCGCTCGAGGAAACATTCGCATTCACTATTTGCGTGAAAGAGTTCGTCGTCCCGTCCGTTGTAAGGACGTAGTTGGCCGTTCCAGCAGCGAGCTTTGAAACTGCTACCGCTGCGCTCGAGGAAACATTCGCGTTGACGATTTGCGCGTACGTTGCCCCCGACACTGCGTCCGCTACTAGGACGTACCCCGACGTACCTGATGCGAGCTTTGAAACGGCAATCCCCGCGCTCGACGAGACGTTCGCATCCAAGATTTGCGTGAAGGAGTTCGTCGTCCCGTTCGTCGTAAGAACGTAGTTTGCAGTGCCAGGAGCGAGCTTGGTAACTGCAATCGCCGCACTGGCCGAGACGTTCGCATTGACAATGAGCGCGTACGCGTTCGTCGTCCCGTCCGTTGTAAGGACGTAGTTCGCAGTGCCGACGGCCAGCTTCGAGACCGCGACCGCGGCGCTCGAAGAGATGTTCGCGTCGACGAGTTGCGTGAAGGAGTTCGTCGTTCCATTCGTCGTCAGGACATAGTTTGCAGTCCCCGCAGCGAGCTTGGTAACGGCGATAGCTGCGCTCGAGGAAACGTTCGCGTTCACCAGGGATGCCCACGTAGGCGTCCCGCTTGAAATCACTAAGACGTCGTTCGGCGACGATGAAGAGTGCGCAACAGACGCCAAGGGGAGAACCCCCGTCACGTCGGCAGTGGAGATGTCGACGGCTCGCGCCGTCCCGTCCTGCGTACCGGAGGTTATGTGGACGAACCCTGTGCCGCTTGGCGTCGCCGCGCCCGGTCCCGTCGCTCCGGTTGCCCCGGTAGGACCCGCAGGGCCCGTGGGCCCCGTCGCGCCGTCAGCTCCGTTTGAACCCGTGGCTCCGGTGGCTCCCGTTCCCGTCGCTCCGGTCGCTCCCGTCGCGCCCGTCGCGCCCGCGGGTCCTACGGAACCCGTCGCACCGTTCGGCCCCGTCGGACCGGTCGGACCGGTCGGGCCCGTTCCGCCCGTCGGTCCCGTGGGCCCCGTCGGACCGTCCGCACCCGTCGGGCCGTCCGAGGGACCCGTAGGCCCCGTACCCCCCGTGGGCCCGGTGACCCCCCGCGGCCCTCGAGGCCCTTCAATGAGCTGAGTTCGCCGCGAATTCTTTAGAGTAGATGCCACATAGCGAGTTTATTCACCATGCGAATACTCGATTACGGCGTCTTCCGAGGGTCTGCTGTTACTCCGGAGTAACGGTCCCCGGTACCACATTATCCGTATTGACCGTGTCAATCCAATCGCCTTCGGAGCGGTCGAGAAGCGGGTCAGCGTCGGCTTCGACAGCCCAGCATTGAATCTCGAAGTACGCGCACGAAATTACCTGTGTGTCGTACGTCGTCGGAAGGTTCGTCACCGAACCGTAGTCGGCAAAGTAGATATTCGCCGCGAGGAGTTCCTTGTGTAGGTCGTCTCGGTAGCACTTTCGCCGGATGAAGTTGGCAAGTTCCCAAGCCTTATTCCCCGGGGAATTCGCGAATTGCTCCACCCGAACGTTCAACACGTAGGTATTCGTAATGCCAAGGTTGAAGTCATTGTGACCTGGGGTCTGCCCCTGCGCCGGAATGTAGTGTCGCTCGTACTCCCACCCCTTCTCGTCCCCCATGTGGATAGAGAGCGTAATCAACGCCTTCGAGGTCGGCGAAACCATTGGACGAGGGTCTTCCGCCCAAACGGTTTGAAGATTCCCGCTTGCCTTTTGGATAACGTCTAGGAGGGTGGTTCGAACGCTCATTCCGTAATCTTCTGCCCGTTGAGACTCGCTTTGAGGGATTTTAGCAATTGCCCCGTGTCGATGAGGGGAATCGCGCTGCCTTTCTTCTCGATGGTGAAGGATGCGTTAGGGACGAATGCGGTGCCCGACTCAATGTTCTGAATCATGCTCTGAAGGATTTCGCGAGCGGCTTGTTTCAAGACGACTTGAGCCCCGTCTCGGTCCCCGTGCGCCACTTGCTTCAGCTTCGCGTGAATTATCCCTACGCACTTCGTCTTGTTGGCCTCGAACCATGCGCGACACCAAGAACGCTCCGGTACGCCAAGTCCGAATTCGTTGAATTGTGCAATCTGCCCAATCGTGTACTCAGTCTGCCTGGCCCCCCCTAAGTGTCGAGGGTCTTCGTATATCTTGGCGCCGTCCTCTGCGTGCAACCCCACGGCAATACGCTGCACTCCATCAAAGAGAGAAGCCAGGAGTCGGTTGTATCCGAAGTCCCTCTCAGTGACCTTGACCCTGACTTTCACGCTTCCTCTTTCGGAGTAGCTTCCGTATCCACGCAAACGGTTTTCGCCAGTAGCGCTCGTAGCGAGCGGGTCTCTTCGAGGAGTTCATTACACCTCTCCTGAACTGAATGAAGGTTCGCTAGAAGCCCGGCGTTATCTTTGGCCAGACGATAGAGAACGTCATTGTACTTCGCGTGAAGACGTTGTTCGTCAACAAGACGGCCGTGCAGCTCCAGAGACGCAACCTTCCAGTCCGTGTGCTCGGTGTCCTGCGAACGGTGCCGGGGGTCATCCGAAGACTGCATTGAAGCACCAAAACCCTAGTGCGAAGAGCGCCGTCACGAGCACAATGCCCACGGCCATCTCGACGGTTTCGTCTCGTTCTTCTTGTTCGGTCATCGCATCACGTCACAATCGCCGCAACCGTCACTTGTCGCTTTAGCTTCTCGAAATGCTTGTGGTACGTCGTCTCAAAATTGACGGCGAGCCTGGCTTGCTGCCCATACGGGGAGAGGGCGAGCTTGTGTGCTGCCAAGTAGGATTGCCCCTGGTCCAGGAGGTCTCCCCAGTCGTTGGAATCGAGCTCGAGCAACGCGTCGTCGAGACGGGCTTGCACCAGGGCGTCTGCTACCGCGTCGAACTCCGGGAAACGCACTCTGAATGCCGCAAGGTTCACGAGACCACCTCACTCTTGAATAGCTGAGGGCACGCGACCTTGGCCTCGGCGAGGAGTTCCTTCGCGTCCGCTTCGTCGCACACGTCAAGAAACGACGCGAGGTAGGTAACGGCCTTCTCGATGAGTTCCGCTTGCACCCTCGCCTCCGCGGCGTCTCGCGTTCCCCGGAGGACTAGTTCTTCAAGTTCTTTTCTCGCACTCACGTCGTAGCCTCCAGTAAAGTTCTTCCCACGTATCCGCTTCTATGACCGCGCTCTTTCCTATCGTTCCGATCCACTTACCGTTTTCCGTTCTTTCGACCGCCATCAAGAGGCTATGCACTCAGTGATTTTACCTCGGTAATACTAAAAGAAATTACATTTGCGTCGTTAGAGTCACAGAGGCCAAGTACAGTAGTTCGTGTGATGCCAATCAATCCGCGAGCGCAGCGACGACAAGGTCTGCATCGTGAGTCGGTCGACGCAAGGGGAGTTCTGCGGGTATTGGAAGTACATGAGAGTGTTCTTCACGGGCGAATGATCCAGCCCTAGGGTGTGGCCAATCTCGTGCAACACAATCTGGCGAAGGTCCCGCTCTCCAATTCGGTCGCGTACAATGTGAATCTCGGGCGACGGATACCACTTCCCCTCCTGTATCGCCCCTGGCACGTAGGCCAAGGCGGACGGAGACTCGAATGCGCTCGCGTCCGTTTCCGGGATAATCTCGAGGCCCTGCCCCGTGCGGTCGATTACGGAGTCGACGACTTCCTTCAAGTGCTCGAAATCCACATCGCGCGCGACAATCTTGAATTCCATGTATCCGTTGAGGGAATAGGTCCATTGGTCGAACGCGGATTCGATTTGCGCAAGCTCCTGCGCGTTGAAAGATTTGTCGATGTAGACCGGGACGATTGTCATCACTGCGTTCGGCGAGGGATTCTGTATGAAGACCGGCTCCGGGATTGCCACTCGGGGGGAGGCGGAACTACAGGCAATTAGCAGGGCGAGGAGGAGCAAGGCGAATACTCGGGACATAGTACTAGTCTAAAATCGGCGGAATTCCGCCGTTCTAGTGGCTAGTACACTGGCTAGTTCGACGACTAGTTCAGTGCCCGGTCCTCCCAGGCTACTTTCAATTGTCCATTCCCGATGGACCTGACGCCCAAACGCTTTTTGAAAGGCTTCAGCAGGTACTTTTCTTCGGTTTCACGAAGTATGCAGTCGAGGTCTCGGCGAATGTTCTGCCGGGTTTCAGCGCAATCGACCGCGTCCCCGTTGCAGTACCAGTCAACGAGGGAATTGATTTTCGCGAGGATAAAGTCTTCGATTTCTTTGCGTCGCTCGGGACTCATAGATTCCAGTGTGACTGGAATTCTTATTCTGTCCAGGACGGAGTTACGTTGTGGGTGGATTTCGTTTCGGCTTGGGGCCCCTTTTCGATCAGGTCACTTCGTTTTTGGAATTTCCCCTTGGGGCCCCTTTTCGATCAGGTCACCTCGTTTTTGGAATTTCCTGAAAAACGCCCCTCCCACCATGTGTGCGCCCCTGCGCACTCCACCTACGTGTGCGCCCCTGCGCACTCCACCTACGTGTGCGCACATGTAGGCGCCTACACGCACTCCACCTACGTGTGCGCACATGTAGGCGCCTACACGCACTCCTGCGCGCCTCACCCACCTATCCTACTCGTGCCCAGGTTCGCGACCACTATCGCACGTTCCGCACATCTCACCATTCGCGACGTACTCTTCGCACACTTCCGCAAGTCGCGCGTCCGTAACGTAGTACGTATCAGGCTTCCCTTCGCAATCCCACATTGCACTCCAAAGAAACTGGCCTAGCCTCATGTGTGGCTCTTTCTGCCATGCCGCTAAGATGCGCGATAGCGTGGTTTGCTTGTCTTCTATCGTTGACACCCTACTAGCCTAGCTCACAACGGAGCCGCGCGCTACCGTGCTACTGTAATAAACGACAATCGAGAGAAAAAAGACTAGTGCGTCCCACATGCCGATACCCGTCCTTTCTTTGAAAGCCCCGTGAAGGGGCGTTTACGCGTTAGGGGTTTCGTTAGGTGTTAGTGCGTGAACCGTTCAAGCCACGAAAGAACGAGAACTCCGAACGCGAGACCCGAGAACATGAATTCCAGCGTCATTGAAATAGCCTCCTACAAAACAGGAAAGCCCACTACCCCGGAATAGGGTGTGGGCTTACTCTGTTATGTGTGCGCGTGCGTGCGCTGGCGTACGTAATCTACATACGCTCTATCGCATGCACCACCTCCACCCAATAGTGGGATGGCGGCGCATGTTTCGAACGCTGAACATACTCGCCCCGATATGGTGGTGCGAGCTTTTCCAGGATGTACGCGCTAGGGCCAAAAAGGGACGTACGAGACGCCGCTACAAAGAGCGCCTTTTCCCTACCGTACGTACCGTGTAGGAGCTTGGCGTCGTTGTGGGGGTTCATTGTGTAATCCTCCTACATTCGTCCACCACATCCCATGGCACTTGGTCTAGTGCCCAAGGGTAGGATTGAAGCGTCCTAAGTATGATACGCGCGGTAGCCTTTGCCGTTTCACCGTGGGATCTACGGAACGCGCCCACATGCTCGTTCAATGCCTCACGTATCTCTACAGGATTCATTCTTCCCCCCTTTCTGCCTTTTCCTCGTTCAAGTCGACGGCGCGAAACATTGTCCACATAATGTGTTCAATCGCGCCGAATTGTACGACACGAAGCGTTTTCTCGCACCCACCCACGCCTAACGATTGGCCGGCCCCCAATTCCCCTAACGTCTCTTCGCCAATTGCGAAAAGCTCCGAATTGCAGAACGCAGCGGACCACGCGTAAAGGTCCGACGTATAGACGTCGACTTGGTTATCGCACCATTCATGACAGATATCTTCGTCCCAATTGAGACGCGCATAATCGTATAGAAACGAATGTGCGATATTATAAACCCAATCGTTCGGAAGACTCCCGGCATGCGCGTCTCGTATGGCGCTGTAAAGCCACTCAGGAGCACTCTCGTGCAGAGAGTAGAAGCATTCCCCGTTGTCTCGTTTCTTGCGGTCGAAAAACGTAGTGAAGTCTTTCATCTTAATACCCCGCACTTTCCGCGTAGTAGTCGCGCTGGCGTGAATTGACTTTCTCCCATTCGGGGAGAAGCGCTAACGGTCCGGGGGAATAGTCCTCCGAAGCCTCCCGTGGATCGCGCGGCACGTAGGGGGCCCGCGTGTTTAGTGCGGTAATGTGACATACGGACTCATTCCACGTAGAATGTGGACCGTCACAATCGCGCCCCCCGGTAGCAGTGCAACGCGTCACGAATTCCCCGTCGAATTCGTAGGAGCATGTGCGCCAAGAGTAGCCTTCCTCATGCGCGGAACTCTCGTGGAATTCTGTGCATTCCCCCTTGCGAAGGGAGAGCTTGACCCACCCACCGTTTTCCCACACCCAAAAACGTGCCGTTCTCGCTGCTAGTTGGATTACGTAATTACACATTATCGCCTCCCTTCTGCGATGCACTTGCGCAATTCATTACAATGTGCTTCCAATTGCGCTCGATTCTCTTGTGATAATTCAAAGCAGCCGAAACGCCCCCGCGCGAGTATTGATTGAACCATTGCTAGTTCGATAGCGTGCTTATTCATTATCGCCTCCCTGTTAGCGTGCCCGCATCGTGTCAAGCTTGACCAAAACGCGAAACGCTGTAATCGCCGAAAAACCCATGATTGCTAGCGTTGCGAATTGTTCGAAGCTCATATCCTCATAATGACATGAGGTAAGATTGACGCTACTTGAAAGTAGCGCCATTCTTCTTTTCGGTACTACCTTTACGCACGACCGACGCACCTTAGATACGCATCGGCATAACGACAGCGAGCCACTCAAAGCCTAGCGTGGGGCAATTCCTTGTCACGACAATCGGTGATAACCCGCTAACCTCTGAATCCTCATTAACCGCGCCATATTCCAGCGTCACGCCTAGATTCTTCTCACCCATATCTTTGATGCACCCGGCAATCTCCCCGAGGTACTCGGTTGAAACCCCTATCTTGGGAATTGGCCCGCGTTCACGCGGGATTACTTGCTCGTACGGGGGGAACTTTGCGTCTACTGGGGTAAAGAGAACGCGTGAGACCTCTTTTTCTTGCCAACGGATAGAAACGTAACCAGCGTTCGACAATTCAACGTTTATTAAAGACGAGTAGGCTTTATGCGTTTTTAATTCCTCTTTTACCGCGCGAACGACTTTTTCAACGTTCACACGACTAATCTGGACGTCGAAAGCATGCAAAACCGTTGCACCGGTAAGCCCCTCCGCTTTCGCGAGCCAATGACCGTTTGTCGCGCAGCACACTACGCGTTCCCCTGACACGCGCACGAGAAGGCTATTCAAGTGTGCGCGCGTTTCGTCTTTGCTAATCGCACGCTTCACTGAATTCACCATGCCAAGGAAACGATCTGCCGCGATTGTGACGCTACGCACTTTCGGCTCCGTGTCGGCCGCATCACCCTCTTTGGCTTCTGTCGTTTCGACTTGCACCGCGTTAGATGTATTCATAGTTCGATAACCTCCTTTTCGACGTCCAACCAAAGACCACTATCGCGCCACGCGCTACCCTCTGAACTCTTAGTCCACAATCGCGCGGTTTTGACGCCAGCAATTCGACACTCGGGGATAACGTAGTCAAAAAACGTTACCGCATCGCAAAACACCAATGTAGAGCCCTTAACCCTTACTCCGTAATACATATTCGCCTCAATCCAGGGGACGATTCCCCGCTAGGCGCCCTTTCATCGGACGACTAGCGCGGCACCTTCCCCCGTGTTGGTCCTAATCCCGCGCGGCGTGTTCACGCGCTTATAGAGTTAGTGTCCGACGACGTTCTTTCGTTCCCCAATTCCCTGAAAAACTCTCACGCCGCCAAAAAAAGGGCGCATACCGTAGGACTCATGCGCGACACATCGCAGATAGACGCCATTGCAAGGGCTTCCGTCAACGCGCGCTTTTCCTCGTTCGTGCCATCCCATGCCAAGCGAGCGAGAAAGTCACGATGCGAGACACCCGAGGGGGGCGCAATGTCGAGCGCAGTTACAAGCGCAATCGCGATGTTCCGAACTTCCGACTGAGAGAGTGTGTAGATTGTTTTCATGTTAGAGATACATTGCGAGAATGGTGCCACGCGTGGCGATAACTCGTACGTCATGGCGTGCGAATAGTTCCGCGTAGTTAGCGCCACGTGTGACACTAACGCGATCACGCAAGTGACGAGAATTGTCGTCACGAGTGACGAGAATTGTCACTCCCCAGAAAGGAGCCAAAAACCGCGTGCTTTTCAGTGCGTCGACGGTGACAATTATTGTCACTCGTGGCGATGCCTTTTGACGTTTTTTGTCATGTGCGCGTGGGTGCGTGGCTTCGGTCCTGGCGCATCTTTCGGGACGTCTAGAAAACGCTCGTCCGTCAGGATTCTATATAGAGTCCGTCGCGACACGCCTAGAATGAGCGCAGCCGCTTTCGTATCGCCACCTACCGTCAAAGCGTCTCGTATTCGCCGCTCCCACATTGCGGGGTCTAGTATGCGCAAGGCGTCTAGGGGTGTCCTTTTGCGGTTAGTGTCGCGCGTTGCCATATCTGCGAATTAGCGCGTGGGCGGAATTCTGTCAAACGCTCACTTTGGCGCATTGTGGCGCATGTTGGCACACTTATTGCGCGGGGTGTGGGGGCTGTTCCCCCCAATATGTGTCTTTTTTGACACACTAACCCCGCGAAACGGTGTGCGACGTCACCTGCTTTTTATTTACATCTATTACTAGTACCTACCTAGTAGAAGGGTACTATATGTAGGGGGTCTCTATACAGGCACCCCTACCTACAGAAGGGGCCTATGTACGGTATATACATACTACCCCCTACATATAGACGTGTAGTGGTGCTCCCATCCCCCATGCTAGGCGCACCCACTAGAGCACGTATATACCCGATACCCCTAACAATACCGTAGGATACTATATCCCTAGGTACTATGGATACATATACGCAGTGGTATGTATAGGTGTGTATGTGTATACACATGTATACAATGTGTGACATGTAGCATACATGCCTACACAAACCTCTTTTTGACTACAGAGATTTACGTGTAGGCGCGTACCCAATTTTCTACCCAGGAAAATTTTTGAGCGACCCCTAAATCGGTCGTACCTTCGGCTACAAAAATTCCCAGAAAAATTTTCTAGACGCCAAACGGACGAAACCCCCGGAACCTTTCGGCGCCAGGGGCTCCAGATTGACTTATACGGGGCTTTAGACGCCGTCGACGTAGCAGATAGCCTTCGGGTACCGAACCTTCACGCCGCCTACCCGCATGTGGCAGGGAACGACGAAGGCCATGCCCTCGACCTGGGGAGCGAACTGCTCGAAGTCCTGCGAGATGACGAGCTGCGCCACTCGGGGGTCCTTCTTGTAGACCATCATGCGGTCCGTGGAGCTTGCGCCCGCGCCGTCAAGACGGTTCCAGAAGTCGACGTTCTTGATCCAGGGGCTGAACTTCAGGAGGTACGTGAGAATCGAATCCGCCGTGTAGGTCGGCGAAAATGGGGTATTCGTGATGTACGAGTACGCCGCCGTGGGAAGCAGGAGCGTATCCGGCATATGAATGCCCTTGGTCGTATCGAAGATTTTCTTCGCCGCGCCGTTCACGTCCGCGAGAATCTCGGCCGGGGTCTTGTTCGGCCAAGTGTCGTCGCCCGAACCTGCCGACACACCGAGCGTCCCCGCGAGGATGCCCGAAGCGTTGACGAATCCGCCCATGTTCGTGTTCGTGTCGCCCGTGGCGGCGATATCCTCGAGGAGGTTTTCCATGACCTCGCGGACAACCGTCGCTTTTTCCGAGTCGAGGCTGAGACCAGCCATCGCAGCCGCGCGAAGGTCCTGTAGGTTGTACTGGTACGAAGCGCCGAGGCCCTTCACCTTGCCAGTGAACTCCGAACCGAAGATTTCCACGTTCGGGAAGTCTTTCGCGTAGTTGTGGATAATCTTCGCCTCGCCGAGTTTATCGAACTGACGGTAGGTGAAGGTTTCCGCGCCGGTCGGGACGCGGGTATCCACGGGGATGAGCTTCCGGGCTTTGAGTTCCGGGTACTCAACATTGTACATCTCGGTGTAGATGTGCTCGAGCTGCTTGGCGAAAATCGCCGACTCATTCGAGTCAAAGCGCTGGCCAAGGGGGCCCTGCATGCGCTTCAGGCCCTCGGTGACGAAAAGTTCCAGGTCTTGTCGGTAACTCATGTTCGTTATTTCCTTACGGTCCCGTGGGTCCAGTCGGCCCCGTGGGTCCGGTCGGGCCGGCAACCGCGGGAATATTCACTTCAACGAGGCAGAGCGACGAATCGCTCGCGGAGAAGTCCTTCACGAAGACGCAGCCAAGAAGGTTGCTAATCTCCACGCCGGAGCTCGAACTCGTGTTCGAACCCGTGATGAACCCCTGGTACGTCGTAGTCGTGGAGCTGTGCTTCACGTTGCAACCACCGAGTTCCGTCTGGCTTCCACCGTTGAAAGAGCAGTAAATCCGCCCCTTACGGAGAACCGGAACCATGTCGTACTGCGCGTAGACGGCGCTTCCGCCACCGACCGCTTGTTCTTTTTGGAACGGCGTCCAGACAGCAACTCCACCGACCTTGCCGATCGTGGTCGTCGACTGTGCCCGGCGAACCTTGCCCGAAACGACTTCCACCACGCAGCCAGCGGGGATGGATTCGCTCGCCGGGTAGGAGACGATTTCCGCCTCGCTCCCCGTGTAGAGGTCCGCGAGCATTCCCGCTTTCGCGATGCCCGGTTTCGTTGAATAACTCGTCTGAGACATTACTTACTCCCGCCTTTCCAGGCATTCGCGTTGCGTTCGGCCATCTTCTTGCGCGCTTCGGCAATCGGGTCTTCCCCAGAGTCCTCGCGGGCTCCCGAAGCGGTCTTGTTCAGGTCGGCGAGCTTCTTCTGGCTCGCAGCAAACCCCGAAACGGCAGCCTCGAATCGGCCACGGAGGTAGTCATCCGAGCGTCCGTCAAAGCGGCACTCCGGGTCCGCCGTCTTTACGACGCTCTCCATGACCGCACGGTCAGAAAGGCCGTCGAGCTTGGCCTCGGGTCCGAGGACCTTTCGGGCCGATTCATGAAGCGCCAGACGAGCATTGACCAGAGAGTCGAGGTGCTCGGGAGCAGCGACGGTTGAAAGATCCGCCACTTTCTTCTTGAGACCGTCATTTTCGCCCTCGAGGGAGTCCGCTCGCGACGTGACCCCTTTGAGGTCGGCCTCGAGCTTCGCGACCTGCGCGAGAAGCTTCTTGAAATCTTCGTCCATACCGGAAGTGTAGGAATCGAGTACTTCCTTAGACTCCAGGACTTCCCCCATACCGTCGAGCCGAAGCGCCACGTCAGGACCCGCGCGCCCCCAGCCTTTGGGGCCCAGGCCAACATGGTTGTACCGGATGTTCTTTTGGACGAAGTCGTACTTCTCCCCCTGGTAGGTCCCGGACTCGGGTTCAACGTCGCACTCGTACCCGCAGGACAGTTCGACAAGCTCCCGTGCGTCCACCTTCGCGACGGCTGCGGCATCCTGGACGACGACTGAAGCCGAGACGAACTTGGAATCCTTCCGGACCTCGTCCCCGACATGCCCGACAGAGACGGACTTCCAATTCGAGGAGTCGACCATCCCCGGATGCCCGATGGTGACGGGAGCCCCGGGGAGTGTTGCCAGGGAGGCGGGGGAGAAGACTTCGTCCGGGTGTCGGAGTTCGCGGCGCTCGCCTCCGTCCGCGCGGCGGTAGATGAAGACCCCCGTCCGGGTCAGGTTGGCGGGAATGCGGAGGCCCCCCTGGGGGGTCCGGGCAGCGCCAGAGACTACGCCAGAGAAGTCGAAATGTTGGACGGGCATGAGGGGATTTTAGAAATTCCCGAGGTGCCCTGTCCGCCCTACTCCCGATAAAAATCGTAAGCCGGGTATTCCCTAGTACTTACCTATAGATATACCTATGTCTTATATGCCTTATATATTTTTATATAGTATTTATAGATACCTAGGTAGGGGTATACCAGAGGGTATACAGCCCCCTGTAGCCCTCCTACACCCCCCCTGTAGCCCTATATGGTCCAAATTTTCGTAAGATTTCGAGACGGACCGTATCTTCTCGGAATCATTAAACAAAAGTGCGCCTCATGTCACTTTAGGTCGTAAGACACACAAGGTAAATTGTAGGTATATGTAGGTATTACAGGTCAAAAAGAAGGGCGGCGCCGATTCGGCTGTCCGCCCTGGCTACTTGGCAAACTCTAACTGAGGTTTGCTTTTCGCTGGAAGTCTTCCGCGTGCGAGCGAGCCTTTTCGGTAGGGGACATTTCGGATTCTGCTAGGTGCTCGGGGACAACCCAGACCCAGAGTTTCGAATCCGACCCTTTGACAGGACGGATTTGCCGGTACTCACACCCGATGTCCGTAAGGGTCTGTTTGACCTGTTTGCGTAGAGCCGCGGAACTTAGTTTCACGATTCCGCCCGTTTTATCGATAGCGTTCGTGTAAACGTCCTCCATTCGCACCCATTTCTTCCCCTTCACATATTCCGTAACTACGTTTTCCCATGGGTTCTGTTGCTGGAATTGGACTCGTACTAGGTTGGCAGCGTCTTCCGTGATTTCCCAGTGGGGCTCTTCTGCTTCGGGGCGGTTCGCGAGGTAGTACGCTTCCCCCCAAATAAGGTCACGGTTCGCTTTCACGAACTCGATATCGACCTTTTTGCAAGGGATAGGCCAGTACCGACGCTCGCCCGTGGGGTCTCGCAGGAATTCTGTCTCGTTGGTCGTCCCGATAAAGATGCATTGCCGCGGGAATCTCCTTTGGCAGGCTTCGTACGCGGGTCTGTAGTCGTCATATTTCCGCGCCAAGAAGTCTTTCGCCGTCGTACTGTCGACGCGGAGGAGCTTGTCCAGCTCGGCGATTTCAATCGCCCAATACCCTCGGAGAGCGTCGGAGGCATCCTTAGAGGAGAGTTCCGGCATTTGGCTTCGGGTGAACTCTTCCCCGAAGAGTGTCTCGATGAACGTGGACTTTCGGATTCCTTGCTTCCCGTGGAGCACCAACATTGTGTCCACTTTTTCGGATTCGTAATTTTTGCCTGGACGGAGAACCCTGCGCACGGCGGCGATGAGGGTTTTCCGTAAGAACCTATTGAAGGTAGGGTCTTCCACACCGAAAACCACGGCAGCTAGCTCGTCGAGAATCCCCGGAGCACGTGGGCAGCCTCGGAGGTATTCCACGATGGGATGAAACTTGTGGTTCTTGCAGATGAGTGGGAGCAGGTCCTGGCAATCTTGTTTGGATACCTGATACCCGTAGTGTGCGAACCAAGAACGTAGGTTCATCGCGTCGTCTTTGGTGATTCCGGTCCCGGGGCGTTCGCAATCCATCGGGAAGGGGGGATTCACGGCGGCGTGTTTATCCCGGAACTCGTCGTATTGCATCACCCCTTCCCATTCTTCGTGGGTGGATAGGACAATCCGAAGGTCGTTGAACTCCAATTCCCGCATGGAGTTGCTCGCTGAAAGCATGTTCGGGTTCGGGTAAAGGTACTCGCGCTTTGCCGTCGGGGTCTGCCTCGAGGTCTTCGGGGGGTCGGCAGCAATTTTTTGCGTCGGAGTCTTCGGTGCGAAGTTCTGAAACCACTCCGGTACTTCCACCTTTGGCTTCGCGGTCGCTTTAGCCCCGGCTTCGTTTAGCTTGTGGATGAGTTCTCGCTCGCTCCATTCGGGGGAGCACCTCGGATTGAAGTGTTCTTGTAGGAGGGCGAGGGAGACTTCCGCGGGAAGGCGAAACGCGAGAACGAGTTTTCGAGCGGCCGTCCAAAGAGCCTTGTGCCCGTTCTCTCCTTCTATAGAGGGCTTCGCGTTTTTCAAGTACGCGATGGCAGCATCGAGCGCAGCGGCGCCTTCGTCGGAATCCAGGTCTACCCTGTCTTCGAGTTCTACAGGCTTCTCGGACTTGGAGTTCCGAAGTCCGGGCCAATTGAGAAGCCATTCGGGCGCGTCGGCGATAGGGAGGTCCTCGACGACTTCGTAAACGCCCCCGTTGGCGTGCGGGCTTCCAGCCTCGACCACCATTCCGCCGTCCCCTCGGATATCCACCCCTGGTGCGAGTTCCTTCGCAGAGTTGCGAACCTTGAACCCAGGCCATTTGAAGTAGAAGTGAAACCCACCTGTGGGAGTTGCGACCACAAGAGTGTCGGGCATAGGCCCGAGTTTCAAGATGTCTTCGAATCCGTCGACTCCCTTTTCAGGGCGTACGTCGACGTCGACGACGAAAATACCTGAGCGCTCCCCCGTGCAGACTCCGTGGCCGTGCTCCCCCCGCACGGACTCTGTAATTTGCCCCCATCGAATTTTCGCGTGCTTCCCACCCTTGTCACACGAGGGGTTAGAGCACTGACACTTACCGTTGATTACATTGTAGAGAGGAAAAGTAACGAAATTCGTCTCGCCCATAGTTGCAGTGTAGCTGTAAAAGTTGCATTGTCACTGTAATGCCTCCGCCGTATGTTTTTTCTGCCTCACAAGTGTCTACATACCTTTTGTGCCCTCGAAAGTGGGGGTGGCAGAAGATTGCGAAGCTTCCTTCCCCGCAAGCGGCGAGCGCAGCATTCGGCGAGCGGACGCACACACAATTAGAAGGCTACCTCAACGGAGGACATCTTGACCTGACGACCGACGAAGGCAAGGTCGCGATGTCCGGGATACATCACCTTCCCGCGCCCGGGACTCCAGGACTAAAGACGGAGGTCGAATGGTACCTCGAGCCGAACCACGGGAAGTGGAAGTACATGGGGTACAAGGACTTCGTCCACCATATCCCCGGTAGCACTCCGCTCGTCGGCGACCACAAGACGACGTCCGATTTGAAGTGGGCAAAGACGGAAGACGATCTCCTACACGACCCGCAAGCGATTCTGTATGCGGCGGATGAAGTCGTAAAGACGGGTTCGGACGAGGTTGAACTTCATTGGGTTTATTACCAAACACGTGGCGCGAAGAAATCTAAGAAGGTCGCATTACGTGTGATGCAGGAACACGTATTTACAGTACTAGAAGAAATTGAGCTTGTCGCTGAAGAGATGGCGAGCTATTTAGATAATCAGCCCGCGGTACTCGATATGCCGTTCAACCCAAGTGGTTGCGAAGCATTCGGCGGATGCCCTTTCAGAGCTAATTGCAACCTAAACCCGTTTCAGAGGAGTAAGGCAATGTCGGAGACAAGTCTCATGGATCGATTGAAGCAACGCAAGGCCGCGGCGCCGCAAGCCGTGAACCCGCCCGAGTATCAGCCTCCGCCGAAACAGGAAATGCGCGCGGCGGAACCCGTGGAAGCAGCGGTGCCCGCTGTTCCCGAAGAGACCTCGGAGGCGGTAGCAGAGGCCGCGGCCGAAGCGGTGCCCGAAGCGGTAGTAACGAAAGTGTTACGAAAGCCTCGCGCTAAGAAAGAAACCGTCGCAGAAGTCGTTGCGGAACTTCCCGCGGAAGTCATCCGTCCAATTCAGACGCTTTACATCGATTGTTTCCCGGTCGGGAAGCCCGCTCGGTTTGCGGAGAACGTATTCGCCGCGGCGAGGGACGCTATCCGAGCCTCCCATGGCGTCGAGGATTGGCGTCTTATCAATTACACGGGAGGCGGGGTATTCGCGGAGACGGTCGGGCGTCTTTTAGATACCGGGGAATTCGGAGACATCGTTATTTCGACGAAGACACACGAGGCGCAGACAGCGCTTAGCGTCTTTACGGCTCGCGCTCGCGAGATTGTGAGGGGGCTATGAAATCCGCATATGTCATTGGCGTGAGTGTCGGGGAAGGCGCCGCTCCATTGTACTTGAACGACAAGTTCGACAAAGGGGAACTCGTGTTTACGACGCTGATTACAAAGGCCGCAATCTTCCAAGAGAAGAGTATCGCGTGCAAAGTCGCAGACGCGTTCGAAGGTGCTCGGTTCAAAGGCGCGTTCGTCCAGTGTGTGGCCGTCGAGAGTGACTTCGTCGGGAAGGACAAGGACGCTGAAAAATGTATGTCGTGAAGGTAGGCGCCAAGGAATACCTGAAAGGATTCGTTTGGTGGATACCTGTCATCGGGACTCGGAAGAAGGAAGCGAAGAAGTTCAAATTGAAACGCGACGCGAGGATTTCAGAAGCGTGCGTTAGCGTCACTGGGCGAGAGACCAAGATTGTGAGGTTGGCATGAAACGGAAGATTGGCGGAGCACGGAAGAAGCACATTGTTGGGTACAAGCTCCGAAGCGGGAACGGGCAGTATCTTTCAGGGTTCAGTTCAGACGAACTGAGTATGACTTTCAAAATACAGACTTGGTGGGAGGATGAGGCTAAGTACGCGATGAAGTTCGTGTATTATTGCGAATTAGCTGCTGTGACCCAGCTAATCGTGGATAGGAACCTGCGTGCCATCACCGTCGTAAAATATTATGACGAGGACAGGGAAGATTGAAAAACGTGTCATACGTTTGCACGGTGTGTCGCATTACTTCGAAAGCTTTGTCTTGTATCTGCCACCCTGAAAAGTCGGTGCTCGTAGAAGACAGCTCCATAAAACGTGGTCCGGACGGAAGGGTCATCGATTGTCAATTCAGTACTTCAGCAAACGACGTATCACGGAGACGCCAGAACTCCGCCGGATAAAGAACCTACCCACGCGTACGTGGTCCGACGCGGACGCGAACAAGCTAGCCTCCGACCTTACGGAGCTTCTGAAGACCCCCCAAGGTAAGTGGAAGCTCCGTACGGTTCAGGCAATCGCGCTTTACGAAATGGGGACGTACGGAGGTCTCTTTGGTCCCATTCGAGTAGGCGGAGGTAAGACCCTAACGACCCTCCTGGCCCCGTACGTTCTCGAGGCGAAGCGCCCTATCCTTCTTCTTCCCGCTGCACTCATTGAGAAGACCGAGAGGGAGCGCCGAGAACTCGCGAAGCATTGGCGTATCCCGGTGAACCTTCGAATCATGTCCTACGAAATGCTGGGTCGCGTGCAAGCGGCGGAGACGCTGACGTTCTACAAGCCAGACCTGATTATTTCGGACGAAAGTCATAAATTGAAGAACAAGCGGGCCGGCGTCACTCGACGCGTAGCTCGGTACATGCGGGAGCACCCGGATACGAAGTTCGTTGCGCTTTCCGGTACCGTGATGAAGGGCTCCATTCGGGACTTCGCGCACATCCTTCGGTGGTGTCTGAAAGACGGAGCGCCTATTCCGAAGACTGAGGGGGAACTAGAGGAGTGGGCGGATTCACTCGACGAGAAGGTGAACCCTCTCAACCGAATCAATCCAGGACCTCTCACGACGTTGGCCCCTGCTATGGGAGCCGACGAACTCCAAGTCGCGCGGCGAGCGTTCCAGGCGAGGCTATGCAGCACTCCCGGAGTCGTCGCGACGAAGGCTGGGGAGGACGTGGATTGCTCGCTCTACATACGTGCGCTGAAGTACGACGTCTCCCCGATTACCGATAAGCACTTCCACACACTTCGGTCGAAGTGGGAGACGCCTGACGGGTGGGCCCTTTCCGAAGCCGTAGGGGTGTGGAGACATTCAAGGGAACTGGCGATCGGCCTGCATTATGCCTGGAGCCCTCGCCCACCGGAGGAATGGGTCAATCGTCGGAGAGAGTGGGCTGCGTTTGTGCGAGAGACACTCTCACATTCTCGGACCCTCGACACGGAGCTTCAAGTCGCGATGGCGTGTGACGCGGGGCAGCTC